CGAAGCGGTCGGCGTTCCTCTGCAGACGGTCCATGACCTGACGGCGACTTTTCCGAAAACGGAAGCCCTTCCGAAATCGGAAAAGTTGCTCGCTGAGTTCAACGACGCCGACTGGAAGCCGCCCCTCTTTGACTTGTGGAGCCAGCACAAGAACACGAACGAAGTCGAGCACTTCGGGAACTCGCCACAGGAACACGTGGAGAACCTGCTTTACCTCTACACGGAGCCATTCGGCATCGTGGTGGACCCGTTCGCAGGTGGCGGCAGCACCATCGATGTCTGCCTGAAGCGCAGTCGGCGCTGTTGGGCTTCCGACCGCAAACCGATCCCCGAGCGCGAGAAGGAGATACGCCAGCATGACCTGGTGAACGCTGATGGGTCTATCGCAGTCAGCGGGCCGGCCCAGTGGAAGGACGTGCAGCTCGTCTACCTCGACCCTCCGTACTGGCGACAGGCCGAGGGCGAGTATTCCACAGACGCAACTGACCTGGGCAACATGACCCTCGACCAGTTCACGGCGACACTGGCGGCCATCGTCAATGGCTACGCCGCCAAGCTGAAGCCAGGCGCACACATCGCTCTGCTCATTCAGCCGACGCAGTGGAAAGCCGACGACAGAGCCTGGCCGTCCTATCACGACCTCGACATCATCCGGGCCGCGTCCAAGCGGCTCAGGCTCCAGTACCACCTCATCTGCCCGTACTCCACCGAGCAGTCCAACGCTCAGCAAGTCGAGGATGCCAAGGAGACCAAACGCCTTCTGGTGCGGACGCGGCGGCTGGTTGTATGGGAGGTGATTGAGCCTGGGAGAAAGGACCGATTGGAGAGACCAGAGCTTCAGCAGGTGGCACCGGCATGAGAGTCTCAGGAGGTTCATCGGGGATGCAGAGGCTCGGCGGTGCTGCCAGATCGATTGCGATCACACGATCTGGCATCAGTACACCTACATGCGCAACTCCGACAAAGGAGAGCGCAGCCTCCTTCTGCCTTGCGGGACGATGGAGACTGCGCTCGATACTCCCCGTAACAGGGAGACCAAATGCAAGATGGAGCAGACGCGGGTCCAAGTCAAGATGGCTCGCGCAAGTCACATCCCGTTCTTCGTCGTGCTGTACCGCTACTCGGACACGGAGACGCTTGACGGACCGTCTGGTAACGCGGTGCCGGACATCGCGCTGTTCGCCGTTCGCTGTCTGTATGACCCCGCGAAGGGAGTCTACACGTCACAACTGCGCGCCACGTCCGTTGCTGCAGGTGACTGGCGCGAGCTGGTGCCGCTAGCGATGGCACAGTACATCCTGTTCCTGCATGACAACGCGGAGCGTGTGTACCACGGCAAGAACGCTACGCGCGGCGCGCGCCTCTTTCGGAGGAGAGCTGGTCAGGCCACTGGTCTGGCCAATCAGGGCAACCTGGGCCTCTAGGCCAATGCCCAGTATGGAGGCTGACAATGCCCGACACAGCAGCAGACCGTCCGCACCTGACGGAGATCACGTTCACCGGCCGGGACCTGGAGAACATCAGCAAGGGCGCCGAGCGGTTGCTCGGCGAGGCCGACGCCGAGCGCGCCCCGATCCGGCGCGCGACTGACCAGTTCCTGAGCGAGGTCGCGGCGATGGGCCCGCGGCTAACTGACCTCGGCCCCGACTTCGAGGGCGAAGTCGTCCTCCGCTGCAAGGTCAGCCCGGACAAGAAGTCAGGCATCCCGGTGGCGACTGCTCGCGTTGAGCGACCGACCATCCGGTCGACGAAACAGGACTCGGCGTTCGAGTCATCGAGGATCGGCGAGAACCAGGGCCAGGCTGTGCTGGCCCTCTTCGATGCGTAACGCAGGTGCGGTCGGGGGAGCTGCAACTCCCCCGGCCGCCTTACATGACCAACCTTCGGGAGGCGATCATGTGGGTTCCACGTTCCGACCAACGCTCGTTCCGACCTGTCAGGGTCCGCGTCCGTGTGGCTGCCTTGGTCCTGGCCCTATCCGGAGTGGCCGGGTGGGCCCTGCCGACGTATCTGACCCAGAAGCAGCTCCGGGGCCAAGTGCTCAGTGCCCCCGATGCCGACGCACCAAGCTCCGGACTGACCACGTCCAGCATGTTCAGCAGGCCACTTTCCGTTGGCTCACGTGCGAGCACTGCGACACCCACTTCCAGCGTCGAGACAAACCTGGCGAACGATGGCCAGACAGCGGCCCTGGTGGCCCGTAGGATCGCTCAGCTTGAGCCAGGCTGTCCTGACACCCGGAGGTATGAGATCAGCCTGGCCGTGGCGCGGTGGAGCCGCAACTGCGGCCTCCCGTGGCAGGTCGTGGTGGCGCTGATCTACCACGAGAGCGGATTCAACCCATTGGCGCGCAGTGCCACTAATGACCATGGCCTGTGCCAGTTGCACGGCCGCCCCATCTACGACATCGGCGAAAACGTCCGGGCAGGCTGCGCGCACCTGGCAGGCTGCGTCGCCGGGTCCGGCTCGATGCGTTCTGCTCTCGCGACATACAACGGCGGCCCTGGCGGCCGCAATGCCGGGAGGTGCCTTGCGTATGCCGACGCCATCATCGCCGTCGCCTACGGCGACTGACGCGCGGCGCAGCCGCTTCGGAGGCGCGCTGCTGGAGCTCAACCAAGACTGCACGGCCGAGGTCCGTCGCGGGCTGGTGCTCCGAGTGCGGGAGATATTGCGCCAGCACAGGCGCCTCGGCCTGAGTCCCGAGCGCAGCGAGTGTGACGCGGACCTCCGCGACTGCCAGCACGTCCTCCGGCAGATCGACGCACAGTGTGGTGAGCTCAATGTCTGACGCCTACCAGGTCCACCCAGAGCTGGCGTCGGCCGGGTACCGGGTCCTCCGGCCGGACGGCAGCACCATCTGCGTGGTGTGCGGGCATCCGAAGGCGGTCGCGATCTGCGCGGAGCTCGAGAAGCTGCGGGTCGACGCCGAGGCGATGCGGGTGCTCGCCAAGCGGCTCGGCCGGGGCCAGTGTCCGGACGGCCTCCTGGACTGCAACGTCGACCCAGACGAGCACACGTGCGATGAGGCCGAGGTCCGCGACTGCTGGATGAGTTGGGCTCGCGAGGCGGCGAAGCGGGATGCCTGATGAGCCACGCTCCGATGTCGCACAACCCGCATGCGGTCAGTGCTGCGGCACGTGTGATGAGTGGATCTCCATCGGGTTGTGCGCAGTGGCGTGGCAGAAGCGTGACGGGCGGCCTCTGAGGCGAGACGACGGTCGGGAGTGCCCTAGCTACCGGCCGACGAACGCCCATCTGCGCGCCAACATCATCCGGGTGCGTGAGCAGATCCGCGCCAGCTATCGCGGCACCCGGGCCTGGACCGCGATGGCGTGCCTGACCCGGGCCGCTGAGCTGTTGGAGGACCTGGACCGAGCCTAGAGTCGAGTCGAGCGGAGTAAGCCGATGGAACAGTTCCTGGTGCACAGCAACATACGGAACGACGAGCGCTTCCTGCAGCTCAGTCCTGATGGTCGGCTCCTCTACCTGCTGATGCCTGTGGCCTTCGACAGCAACTATGGCCACGCGGAGTACAACCCCGTCTCGATCGTGGCCCAGGCGTTTCCCAAGGAGCAGCGCATGGCCGCTGAGGGAGACGCGGCGGCGGGGGAGTTCATCGCGCGGCTCCATAGGCAGCTCTCTCTGATGGTCGAGATCGGGCTGTGCATGCTCGAGGACACGCGCTGTGGCCCGATCATCGCACTGGCGCAGTGGGAGCGCTACACAGGCAAGTACCGGACGAAGCGCGGGTGCCCCAAGTTCGCCATGGGACCCAGGATCGCGGCCACGCGGGACTGGTCCAAGACGGCCTCCAGCAGCCACGGAACCACACTGGACTGGGCGGACGATAACGGCATCCGGGAGATGGTCGAGCGCCTGATGGCGCGCACGTCAGCTTCGTCCAGAACACCTCCAGAACAATTCCAGAACAATGCCGGAACACGGCAGGAATCATTTGGCTCTTTACCTGTGCCAGTGCCAGTGCCAGATCCTGAGCCTAAGCCTGGTAGTAGTGCCGCCGCGGATGCGGCCGACAGACCTGACACCACCACCACAGATCCCCTTCGGGGAGAAGAGCCGAGTCAACACCAACCCGACACCCCGGCCACCGAACTGCCGAGCGCATTCGTGGTGGTGGACTGCAAACACCCGGACGCGGTAGCCCAGGAGTACGCCACCACGGTCGACGACCTGCTGAGGCTCGCGGAGTTTGCCGCGGCGCGAGCACGGCAGCAGCCCAAGCTGACAGCTCCCGCGCTGTTCTGGTCCATGCTCCGCAAGGGCGAGAGTCCGCCACCCGAGTTCGTCCCCGACGCTGAGCGCCAGCGCCTGGCTGCCGAGACTGCCGCGCAGCAGCAGGCCGAGGTGCAGCAGTCAGACGCAGAGCGGGAGCGTTCCGCCATTGAGGCTCGGCTGCAGGCACGCGGCATCAGCCCCGAGGACCATAAGCGCTGGCAGGCGTGCCGGGAGCAGGCGCTTTCGCGGGGACTCATCCCACGGGGCCTGTCGGCGGTCGTGGACGTGCGCTGGATCGGCCGGAACGGCAGCACGGTGGCCGAGTTGGTGACTTCCAGGCTCGCGGCAGGGCAGGTCGAGCAGGCGCGCAACGGGTTCCAGCAGGCCGTGGCGCTGGCTGACGTGCCGGTCAGCGATGTGGTGGTCGTGGTTCATGACCCAGGCATGGGAGGAACGGAGGGACGCGCGGCGTGAAGTGGGCGAGCTACGAGGACTACTTACAGACCGCGGAATGGCAGGCGACCCGGAAGGCTGCTCTCGAGCGCGCTGGTCAGCGATGCCAGCGGTGCGGCTCAGGGGAGCAGCTTCGGGTGCACCATCGGACCTACGTGCGGCTGGGCGCTGAGGAGCCTGACGATCTGCGCGTGCTGTGTGACCGGTGCCATGAGGCAGTCCATGGCATCCAGGGCAAGCGCAAGAGCGTCTCGGCGATAGAGGCGCTCGCTCACGCCGTTGAAGTGATCGACGTTCCACAGCACGTCAGCACTGGTCTCCGCTGCACTGACGCCAGGCTCGGTGGCGGCCTGCCGCGCGGATACCTGAGTGTCCTGGGTTCAGACGCCAACGTGGGCAAGACGACGCTGGCCCGGCAGATCGCGGCATCGCAGATACAGAACACCGGAGTGGTGCTGACCGACCTACATACCCCGCAGCGCGACGTGATCGAGAACCTGTTCTCGCGGATCTCGGGTCTGCCTCACCAGCGTCCACTGAGGCTGTTGGGTGGCCGACAGGATGTCCAAGCCGTGATGGACGCCAGCGTGGCCGACATGGAGGCTCGGAACCTCTGGCTGACGCCCGCCGACATGACCGACATTGATGACCTCGAGACCGAGATCGGCCTCCAGTGCGAGCTCGGGGACGTGAGCCTCTGGATCATCGACCACTGTGCCGAGCTGAGCGCTCGGTCGCGCCTGGGATCCCCGCGCCTTCAGGAACTCGACCACTGCATCCGCCGACTCGGCGCCATCGCTCGCGACCGCGACATCGCTGTGCTGCTGCTCGCGCAGGTGACGCCGACCAGGGAGTCACTGGACCCGCTGCGTGGAGAGATCGCACCCGTCCGATGGGTGCCGTCGACACTCACGAGTACCGCAGGATGCGGCCTGGTGCTGCGTAGGGACCGCGAACGGTACCGGCTGACCGTGGAGTTCTCGCGGTGGTCGCCAGACTCCCGTGACGGAACGCGATCATGGGAGACCACGACCGACCTGGTATTCGACGCAGTCCACAAGCGCTTCTCCGAGAAGGCGCCAGGCCAGAACGGGGGCGCGTAATGCGGGGCTGCGCGACTCTCCCCCTGGACTTCGATGCGCCGCTCCTGGCGGCCGTGCGGGCGAAGCGCGAGGCGGCGTGCGCGCCGTTCCGCGCCGAGTTCACGGTGGTCGGCATCCCGGTCGCCATGCCGCGGGCGAGGGCGCGGATCGTCAATCCGAAGGTGGGCCCGGCTCGCGTGCAGATGACGACAGCGCAGCGCGAGCACCCGGTGCACCAGTGGACGGCGTGCCTCTATGAGGGCTGCACCGCTCATCGGCCGGAGGCGCCACTGGCGGGGCCGGTCGGGGTGCGGATGGGCTTCCACCTGCGCGCACCGAAGGACGCGATTCGGAATCCGAGGGGGGGAGGGGGTCCGGCACTCAAACGGCGCTGGCCGTGCGGCGCCCGGACCGACCTCGACAACCTCGCCAAGCCGGTGCTCGACGTGCTCACTAACCTCGGCTGGTGGATGGACGACGGCCAGGTCGTTCAGCTTGACGTGAGCAAGGTCTACGCCGAGCCGAACGAGCCTAGCCGGATCGACGTGACCGTGTGGGAGGTGGGGTAGGTGGCCGCGGCCCGCTTTAACCGCACCGGAGCCCGGGTTGACTGGGCTGGTTACACATGGAACCCGGTCACCGGGTGCAAGCACGGGTGTCCCTACTGCTACGCCCGGGACTTGGCCGAAGGGCGGTTTGCCAAGGCGTTCCCTGACGGATTCGAGCCGACGCTCCGATCCGAGCGGCTGGCGGCGCCGGCACGCGAGGAGCGGATCGCGCAGCGGAAGCCGGTGCCAGCTGACCCGCGCGAGCGGATCTGCTTCGTGTGCTCCATGGGGGACCTGTTCGGCGAGTGGGTGCCGCAGGACTGGATCGACGCGGTGCTCGCAGCCGAGCGCGAGGCTCAGAGCTGGACGTTTGTGCACCTAACCAAGAACCCGGGGCGGCTCGTGGCGCAAGACTGGCCGGCGAACGCCTGGGTCGGTGCGACGGTGGACTGCCATGCGCGGCTAGAGCCTGCCATCCATGCGCTGCGCGACACCAGTGCTCGGGTCAAGTTCCTGAGCTTCGAGCCGTTGCGAGAATGGGTAGCCGTAACGCCTGAGGATCTGAGTGTTGTTGACTGGGTGATCATTGGTGGGCAGTCCATGAGTTCAGGCGAGCCTGCCATGCAGCCGGAATGGGCATGGGTGGACGAGATCTTCAGGGCGGCGCGCGGAGCTGTATGCGCCGTCTACTGGAAACCGAACCTGACGGTGCGGCCGGTGGAGTGGCCCCTATGCTGACCCCAGCCGACCTGGCGGGTGCACCATCTCGGCGCTGCGCGACCTGCTGCCGTGGCGGTGTGCTCAGTGTCAGCGGCTCATGGAGCGGAACGTCGCCGCCGAGCTGGCACGCGCCAGCGACGATATGAAGCCGAGCATGCCAGAGGAGGCCCCATCATGACCTGGCGCGAGCGACTGACCGATGAGCAGCTCGTGGCGATGGCGCAGCACGGCGATGAGCGCGCCGAGAGCGTATTGGTCAGCCGCTATATCCGCATCGCCTCGATGATCGCGCGGCGCATGTTCAGGAGCGGCCACGACCGCGCGGACGCGATGAGCCATGCGCTACAAGGGCTTGCTAATGCCATGCGCTACTACAACCAGGAGCGCGACGTCCAGTTCAAGACCTTCGCCTCGCTCTGTATGAAGCGCGAGTTGATTTCGTGGATCAAGTCGGGTCTCATCAACCGGAACCAGTTCAACGAGTCGCTCCTGTGCTGCGGGAGCGCCACGATTGAGAGGCTGGCGGCTCCGGAGCCAGACTTCTCCTCGGACAGAGCCCAGTCGCTGATGCTCTGGCTGCGCGACGCGTGCAGCGACTGCGAGGCCGGGGTCATGCGGCGCTTCGTGGCTGGGTGGACCTACAGGGAGATCGCCGACTTCTACGGACGGGCCGAGAAGCAGGTCGACAACGCGCTGTGCCGCGTGCGGCGCAAGGCGATCCGGGCGGCGTCCACCGGCCAGCTCTGGGACGGTATCAGCTTGATGGCTCCGGATGCACAGGGAGGTGCGCGTGCTCTGTGGTCATCGGCCAACCCGGTGCACGCGCAAGCACAATCGTTCGCCAACAGACAGCATGTGATCCCTCAGCATCGGCAGATGGCTGCGAGCGGACAGAATAGGCGGTGACCGATGCCCTCGCTCTACGAGGCACTGAGCGATGACGAGCTCGTTCGCCTGTTCGCCGCCGGCAACCCGGAGGCTGTTGTGGCGCTGTGGGATCGACACCGGACGGGATGCAAGCGCGCCATTCGCAGGTTCATCAGCGATCCGACCGACGTGGAGGACGCCTTGGCGGAGACACGGCTGCGACTGCTCGAGCGCTCGTCCGGTTACACCATTGGGACCTCGTTCCGCGCGTGGCTCGCGACGGTCGCCAGGAACATCGCCCGCGACATGGCGCGGAGCAGCCGGAGGATGCGCATGCTCGAGCAGTCGGCGGACCACTGGGAGTGGCTTATTGATGACCATGTCGAGCTGCCCGAATGCATCCGGAGCGAGATGCACAGGCGCGGAAGCCGGCTGCGTAGCGAGATCAAGCGGCTACTCCCCGACCTGGCAGCAGTGACCTGGATGCGGGCGGTGGGTGCAAGCCACGGCGCCATCGCGGACGTGCTGGGCGAGCCGCTCGGGGTCATCAAGCGCCGGGTCTACAACGCGCGGGACGCACTGGCCGAGATGGAGCGCGAGCGCGGGAGCGCGGGTGAGGTGTGAGTGGGCGGGAGATCCCATGGACAGGAGCCGTGCGCCGGTGATCCCATGGACACCGGCCTGTGTGGCGCCAAGACGCGGGCGGGAACACCGTGCAAGCGGCACCCAACTCCCGGACGCTCCCGCTGCCGAATGCATGGAGGAACCAACCCCGGCGGGCCCATCATCCACGGCCTCTACTCCCGCAAGCTCCGCGAGCGTCCAGGGTTCGCAGCCTACCTCGATGCGATCGAGGAGCAGGACGCCAGCGGAGCCACGCTCACTGGCGAGTTGACCGCGATCCGAGCGCGGCTGCTGGAGATCCAGAGCACTGACCCGAAGCCCGAGTGGATCGCACTTCTCGCCGGCGCCATCGCCCGACTGGCTCAGACCGAAGAACGGCTGCGCCAGCTCATCCCGATCGCCGATGCCATGGCCGGGCTCCGGGAGGTGATGGACGTTGTGCGCGCAGTCGTGGATGCAGGAACCTGGGAGACCATCAAGGCGCGATTGGATGCGGCATGCCTTGGCCCCGTTGTGGACATCGCCGAAGGCCGGGTTGAGTTCGGCCGCAGAGCTGATGGAGCTCGCCGGCTATCCGCCGGACCCGTGGCAGAGGAGCTTCCTGGAGAGTGACGCGAGGCGCCGCGTGCTGCTGACCGGGCGGCAGGTTGGGAAGAGCCTCGTGATCGGCGGGCTTGGGCTGCACCTGTCGCTCACCATCCCGCATCACCTCACCGTGGTGGCGGCGCAGCGGGAAAAATCGGCGCTTGAGCTCATTGAGGGCAAGCTGCTGCCGCTCTATGACGCGCTCTATGACGCCATCGGTCCGGCGCGGATGCCAGCCGTGCGGATATCATCGCCGACCGCCATCAAGACCGTCCGCTTCAGCAACGGCTCACGCATCGAGGCCGTCGCCATGACGCCGACTGGCGTTCGGTCGTTCTCTCAGCCCGGCCTAGTGGTCGTAGATGAGGCCGCCTATGTTGCCGACGGGCTGTTCGCCGCGCTGAGCCCGATGCTCGCGCGCAGCCGGAACGGCATTCTCGTCATCGCGTCATCAGCTGGCGAGCTGGTCGGTTTCTTCTACCGGACCTGCCAGCGCGCGGAGCAGGGCGAGGCCGACGGTGAGGGCAGTATCTGGCAGCTCTGGAAGGTGCGGTCGGATGAATGCGAGCACATCCCGCCTGAGCACCTCGCCGCCGAGCGCGAGGACATGCCAGCCTGGCAGTATGAACGCGAGTATGAGTGCCAGTTCTCCCCGGCCGTGGCGGCCGCCGGAATGGTCTACCCATGGTTCGACGCCGTTTCATGTATAGGGGACCCACCCGAGGCATTTGCGTGGATCGATGGGGCAGCCGACTGGGGATTCCGCAAGCCCGGCGCGCTGATGGTCATCGGCCAGGCGCACGATGGCGTGATCTGGATCCTCGATGAGGTCTATGAGGCAGAGCGCGACATCGACTACTGGGTCGAACAGGCATGGCGGCTACAGGGCGAGTATGGAGTGCAGTTCTGGCGGTGTGACCCAGAGGACCCCGGGAACATCGCCAAGTTCCGGGCGCGGCCGCTACCGGCGACCGAGGCCAAAAACCCCGTGGCGATCGGGCTGCGCGCGGTGAACGCACTTGGTAAGAGCGGCCGGCTGAAGGTGGCGCGCCATTGCAGGCACACGATCAGCCAGTTCCACCGCTACATGCTGAAGCGGAACCAGGATGGGACGTACCGCGATGAGGACCCGGACCCGAAGTGTGAGGACCACCTGATGGACACGTTGCGCTACGGTGTCATGGGAAGATACGCGCCCAAGCACGTGCCGATCGAGCCGCGTGCAAAGCGGCCGAAGGGCTGGTGAGCCCATGGGCCTGATCGGGCGAGCCTGGGACTGGATCCGCGGTGCAGGGAAGGCGGTAGGCGATGCCATGGCTGATCTGACATCTGACCCGCGGAGCGTGCCCTGGCCGCCACAGGAGCATCAGGCGCGGCTCCTGCGCTATCAGACCTACCGCAGGCTGTACCACAACACGACCGGTGACGGGCACGAGCAGGTCTTCCGCGATCTCGGGTTCGAACTCGACACCGACTGGCCGTACGTCAGCGTCAACTACCTGGCAGCGCTGACCGACCTCGTCACCGGGCGCGCCTGCGATGAGGGCGTGCAGGTGACCGTCGCCGAGCAGCTCAATGCGACCAAGGCGCTGATCGACCAACTGACCTTCGACAACGATATCGATCAGAAAGTCCGCCGCTGGCTTACCGATGCCAGCGTATGCGGCGATACCGTGCTGAAGGTGCGCTATAACGCCGACCATCAGCGTATCAGCGTTGACGTGGTTGACCCGGCGACGTTCTACCCCGTGTATCTCGGAGACCAGCTCATGTCGGCTGACATTGGCGAGGTACTGACGCGGGACAAGCAGTATCACCTGCACATAGAGCGGCACTGGATCGAGGCGCTGTCTGGCGGCGGGACCGAGTCGGTCATCGCCCATGAGCTGTATCTGCTGCATGGTCAGCCTGGCCACGGCTACCGCTACCGGCCGAACGTCGACCGACTGCCACTGACGGCGCTGCCCGAGCTGGCTGCCCTGAGCGAGGAGCCGGTGCGAACGGGCGTGCCCGGGCTACTGCTACTGCATGTCCCTAATGGGCAGACGCTGCCGTGGGGGACAAGCGACTATGAGTCGCTACTCAGCATCCAGGGCGAGCTGAATGCGGCCGAGACGCAGCGGGCACGCATCCTGAAGATGCACGCGGACCCGGGCCTCTACGGGCCCGCGAGCGCCCTGGGCCCCGATGGCGAGCTGAAGTGCAGCGAGTCAAAGTTCTGGCCGGTCCCGGACGGCTGGACGGGCGGCGCGCCGGTCGGCTACGTGACATGGGGCGAGGATCTGACCGCGGTCGAGAACGCCATCAAGGAGCTCAAAGAGGCGTTCGTCGCCGCGGCAGGCATCGACATGAGCGCCCTGCTCCCGCAAGAGGGAGGCGGGCCCACGAGCGGCGTGGCGCTGCGGCTCTCGCAGATGCGCACCCAGACGCTGGCCAGACGCAAGCAGCAGATGTTCGACAGACCACTACGCTGGCTCTACACCACCGCGATGGAACTCCATGCCGCCGTGACGCGGCGTGGGTGGCCGATCTGGCAGCCGGTAGAAGGCCAAGTTGAGCTTGTGTCCATGCGTGACCTGGTGCTGACCTGGCAGGACGGACTGCCGAGTAACCTCACTGAAGACATCGCCGATCAGGCGGCAATGGTGGAGGCCGGTCTGCAGCCACGTGTGGACGCTATCGCGGCACTGCATGGCATCAGCATGGAGGCGGCGCAGGCGAAACTGGACCGAATCAACCAGGAAGGCGCGACTGGGAACCCTGTCCCAACACTGACGCCTGGCCTGTCGCCGTTCTCCATCGGGTTCGGATCGGAGCCGACTGGCATCCTGACGGTTGAGAATGGGCTGACAGCGTGAGCATGGAGATCATCAACGGCGACTGCCCGACGGAGGGAGCGATGAGCGTACCGTGCCTCTGGCCCCACTGACTCCAGCCGAGACCGATGTCTACGTGCAGCAACTCCTGGATGCATACCGCATCGCCGAGCTACGCATCATCGTCGCGCTGACGGCCAAGGGTGGGCGGCTCCTTGATTGGCCAGAGACGTTCGCCAAACGCCAGCTCGAGGCTATCCAGAAGGCAATGGGCGCATTGCGCAGTGCCCAGGAGATATGGTTCAGGCGGATCCTGCCAGCCGTCTATGAGCATGGCCTGGCCGCCGTCGATACCCAGATGATGCTGCCGAGTGACTATCGGGCCTACATGGCCATGCGGCAGCGTGGCATCCCGCATCTGGCGTGTGTGGCAGAGATCAACCGGGTCCGGCAGCCACCATCGACTGAGGAGTACCAGGCGCTGGTCGCCAAGGGTCGGCCCGCCGAGAAGGTCTTGGCCGACCTTCGGCAAACGCACCCAGGAGCGGTATTCGGGACGAACCGCCTGCATGGTGAGCAGGCGCCGGCGTTGCCGGCCATGGATAGAGAGCCAGCCAGATTGCCACCGTCTTGGGGACCACGCATCGTGACACCGAACGATGCCGACTTCCGCCAGATCCATCAGAGAACCCTCAACAACCTGAGCCGGGCCCGGTCGCATCCTCTGGACTCGCAGGTCTACCGAGTCGAGCAGACGTGGAGCTGGAAGCAGGCTTACCGCGAGGAGAACCTGCGCATCGTTCAGGACGCGCTCAGCAAGGGCCAGAACAGCCACCAGATCACCAAGCGGCTGCTGGAGCACTACGAGGGCCGGACGCTGACGTCGCAGGAAGCCACACAGTTCAGGCGCGCGCTGATGAACCGCAAGGTGGCCCCAGCCCCAGAGGTCCTAGATGCGCTCAAGGAGAGCAAGCTCTGGCTCTACGTCGATTCGGCTGGCCGCCACTGGGCCCCCAAAGCTTATGCCGAGATGATCGCACGCACGACCATCCGCGAGGCCGAGGAGCTGGCAACCGATCAGGAGATGATCGCGCTCGGTGAGGACCTCATCGAGGTCAGCGACCACATGCGCGAGTGCTGGCAGTGCCGCCCATGGGAGGGTGTCATCCTCAGCATCACCGGCCAGACCGATGGCTATATCACCAAGGCCGAGGCGCGGGCGCATGGTCTCTGGCATCCCCGCTGTGGGCACAAGAGCTTGCCAAAGATCGTGGGCCTGAGCATCGCTGCTGCAGCGCGTAGCGCTGAGGCGAAGGAGAAGCAGCTCGCAGAGGTGCTGCAGCTCCGGAACAAGGCGAAGCAGAAGTTCCTGGAGGAGGAAGCTGCGTGATCGCTGGGACCGTGGCGTTCATGGCGGGCATCCCGCTGCAGTTCACGGCACACTACCGTTCGGCCCTGATGATGGTTGCGCATACGACCGAATGGCTGGCGAGCCGAGGCCAACAGCTCCAGCTGGCGTTCCCAACGACTACCGACCATGCGCAGGCGCGTAACCGCATCGCGGAGGATGCCGACGGCGAATGGGTGTTCATGACCGACTGCGACCACACGTTTGATGCGGACATCGTGCAGCAGCTCGTACTGACCATGGAGGCAACCGACACGCCAATGGAGGTGCTCTCTGGCATGTACTTCCAGCGGGGCGGATGCATGCCGGTAGCCTATGTGTTCAACGAGGAGCAGCAGCTCTTCCAACAGGTCATCGACTATCCGACAACGGGACCGTTTCGGGTGCATGGCGTTGGTGGCGGAGCGCTACTCGTGCACATGAATGTGTTCGATCGGATCCGGAATGAACTAGGCGAGCGGCCATTCGACAACAGGTATGTCGAGACGCCAGCAGGCAAGCGGTGGCTCATGGAAGACCTGAGCTTCAGCAAACGCTGCCTCGAGCTCGGCATCCAGATATGGTGCCACCCCGGAGTCGTATCTCGACACCTGGATCTGCAGGAGATCGGCGAGGAGCACTATCGTGCGGCTCGTTGCGCGGTGCCGGAAGACCAGACCCAGAACTTCAACACCGATGGGCTGGCGCCGGTCAGATCGCGCGAACGCAACGGCGAGGCGACGGTTCTACCATTAGAGCACGCTCCAAACTGATCGTGGGCTAGGCGCGGCTGATCCCCGCGCGACGACGGGCCTACCTCGGGCCCAGCCAACATACCGGGGCGCACTTGAGGGGTGCGAAGCCTTTCTTGGCGTACCGGGCACTGATGATGGAGGCCGCAATGGCTGACGCTGAACCCACCGGAGTAGTTGAGCCGGGCACGGACACCGGGGCCGACTCCCCGGGAGCTGGAACCGCCGCAGGAGTGCAGGCGGGTGTAACGCCACGTACGTTCACGCAAGAGGATCTCAACAGGGTCCAGGCTGAGGAACGGCGCAAACGGCAAGCAGCCGAGAAACTCCTCGCTGAGCGCGAGGCGAGGCTCGCCGAGTATGAGCGGGCGGAAGCCGAGCGTAAGGCAGCGGCGATGACTGAGCTCGAGAAGGCTCAGGCCACTGCTGCTGAAGCGAGCCGACGCGCTGAGGAGGCGGAGCAGCGGGCTGCCAAGGCAGCCGTGGATGCGCTCCGTGCTGGACTGGTGGCCGCGAAGGCCGCGGACATGCCCGAGCTGTTTCGCTCACGGGTAACTGGTAGCACTGAGGAAGAAGTGCTCGCCAGCATCCAGGAGCAGCGCGCGGCCTTTGCCGAGCTGAGGGCTCAGGTTGCTCGAGATCTCGCGGAGGCACCACCTGAGCGCATCGCCGAGACCTATGGCGATGCCGGGCAGATGTTGGCCGCGAGGATGGCAGGTCAGCCCGTGAGTATCGGCGCCCCGACGGCGCCCGTAGGCCAGCCAGCAGTGCCACAGCCATGGGACCCACGGACTCCTCCTACTGACATGAACGCAGTCTATGATCGCCTGGCGCAGATGGGGGTGCAGGTTCCTGCACCGCCCGGGCGCCGCGCAGGCGGCTAGCGAGGGGAGACAGTCGTATGGGTGCTACAACCACTACCACCATCACCGAGCAAGTCAGCCTCATCGAGGGTGCAGCGCGGCTTTGGTTCCAGTCGCAGAGCTTGTTCTACCCCGACAATGGCCGTGCACGCCAGTGGCTGCAGTGGAAAGATCTGCGGGGCCAGCCTGGCGTCAGCCACCGGTTCAACAAGTACTCGGAGATCACGGCAGGGGATGCGACCGAGGGCGATGACTACACCAACACGTCGGCATTGGACACCAGCGGAGGCGTCACCGTGACCGCAGGCGAGAAGGTCGTGATCGTCCCGGTCACCGACATCGCCAAGCGCGGCTACAACTGGGGACCCGAAGAGCTCATCTCGAATGCCGGCCGCGCATGCGGATTGGCCATGGCCAAGAAGTTCGACAAGGACGTGTTCGCGCTCAACTCCAGCCTGGGCACATCCAAGAACGGCACAGGGACGCCACTCCTCATCTCGGAGTTCATGCTCTACATGGAAGCACTCCAAGCCAACGATGCACCGGAGCCCTACATGGCGGCCTTCCATCCGTGGGGCTGGTATGAGTTCGTTACCGAGAGCTCGTCCCCAGTCATCGACGCCGCGAAGAGCGACCGCGTCGGCGCCGAGTTCTGGGGCCGAGGGTTCGTCCAGGAAATCATGGGCGTGGCCTGTTTTCGGAGCACCAACGTCCCGCTCGAGAACGCCAACGCAGACTACGGTGGCCTCTTCATGTCGTCATGGGCCATCGGGTGCGTCCTGTGCGCTGACATGAAGATCGAGCTGGAACGTGATGCCAGCGCACGCCTCACCGAGTTGGTCTGCACCATGACTTACGGTGTCGGCGTGATCGACTCAACCATGGGCTTCCAGCTCCTTCAGGATGCTGACTAGCGCAACTCTTGGGAAGGAGAGTGAGCGAGCATGCCGTACGTCTATGCCCCACTCCCGGCCGGGGATGCGCGTGGGCCGGGGTTCTACCGCCGCTTCCAGCCGATCGGCGAAGACATCGCCGTCGTCTGCGCCAAGCATGGCTGGCATCAGGAGATCCCTCTGGGAGAGCTCGTGCTCGACGAGACCGGGAACATCATCCAGGAGCGCACAGAGGCTCTGAAGCCGAAGCGAGGTGCACACAATGGCGAGTGATCGAGAGCCCATCACTGTCGCCATCCCGCTTGCAGCCTACACTGGCACCAGCCAGGAGCTGCCGCTGATCTCGTTCCCGGTCAAGACGCGTATCTGCGCTGTCAGGCTGATCGCGTCGACGAACATGACTGGGCACACGACCAACAACGCAACCCTGACAGTGAAACGGAAGGGAACGGCCGGTACGGGAACCACAACAGTGGCCAGCCTTGCGTTCGCCAGTGGCACTAACGCTACGGCCTTCGTGCCGTTGGCGATCACGCTGACCACAACCAAGGCCAACCTGGAACTCGCCGCAGGCGAGGCGCTGAGCTGGAGCTGGGTGGAGGGCGGCACCGGCATTGACCTGGTAGCCTCCACCCTCGAGATCGACTACGCCACCGGCTATGGTGGTGGCATCTAATGGCCGTGACAGCGACCTGCACTCCGGGCGGAGCGAGTGACAACAGCTACATCACCAGGGCTGATGCCGACACATGGTTCGCCGCTAGGCTCGATGGTGAGATGTGGCTGAAGCACTCCACCGACCGGCGCGAGCGGGCGTTGGTACAGGCCACCGCGATGATCGAGAGCCTGGGCGGCCAGGTCAGTCCAACCTGTGCCGCCCGGGAGCTCTTCCCAGGCACGCCATACGATACTGGCTGCACAGACAACGGTACCGGCGTCTACGTACGCAACCAGGCCCTGCACTTCCCGACGGGTGACGATCTAGATGAGAACTCGGACGTGTTCATCCCTGAATGGGTCTGGCAGGCGGTCTGCTACCAGGCCGTCTACCTTCTGAACCGCGACAAGCCGTTAGTTGACGTGGCGACGCTGACGGCCCAGGGCGTGAGGTTTTTCCAGGCGGACGGCGTCAGCATGCAGCTCACAGGCGCTGCTATGCCGGCCGACATCGCGCCGGCGGCGTGGGCTCTGGTGAACCCGCAGCTCAAGCCATCGCCGAACGCGCCATGGGGCGCTGTGAAGATGGTGGTCTGACCGATGGCGAGCGCCATCGATACCCGTGAACTGAGTGGGCTCGCGCGTGCCATGCGTGGGCCCGGTGCTGCGCGGATGCGATCATCGATGCGGCGGACGCTACTGAAGGCCGCAAAGCATGTGCGTGGCGAGGCGGTAGCCCATGCCCCACTGCGCTTCGGTGGGCTGCGCGGTAGCGGCCATGAGACACTGGACGGCGCCGCCATAGCCGCGAAGATCCTGTTCGGAAACACGGCCGTGGCCTATGCGGCCGTGCAGCATGAACACGCGGAGTTCGCGCATACGCCGGCTCAGTTCCGGGCTCAGTATCCGAAGCGCTGGATGCCGAAGCAGGGTTACCACGGCGGGAGCTCCCACTTCCTGTTCGGCCGGCACTACTCGGCCTGGGAACAGAACAAGGACCTAGTGCGCAACTGGCTGGCCAAGCAGGCGCACGAGGCGCTCGTTGAGCTGGTGCGGTCGTGAGCCTTACACCGAACGCCACGCTGTGGGTGCCGTCTGTGACACAGACGTTGACCGGCAGCGATCAACTCCAGCGTGAACGTGAGGAGACTTGTGGTACATCGGTCCGATGCTGGCTGATGCCGACATCGGCTGAGGGGGCCGCCAGGGCGGCCGGAGTTGTGACGGCGACTGCCTGGACCTGCCGGTACCCGCTGGGAGTGACGATGCTGGCAGGCTCGCACTGCGAGGCGCAGAGGGACGATGAGAATGACAGGGCTACGTATCACGTGCGCTCGGTGAGGCGTGGCCTGAACCATAACGTCGCGATCCTGGACAGGGCTACCTGATGGCCGACTTCATCCATACGTCCGAGCTGGTCGATGCTGTCATCGCTGTTCTCAAGGGCAGCGGGACTGCACACATCGGCGGGCTGCCAAGTGAGTTCTGGTCGGAACCGCATCCGCTGCAGTTTCTGGAACATGGTGACCTGGCTGACTACGCAAGCCTCGAACCAGTGATGGATGCATGCCCGTGGATCTACGTCCGCGGACTTGGATGTATGCCATCCAGTAGCAGTGGAGCGCGGGGCATCGGTAAGACCCATGAGACTACCGAGCACCTACGGGTTGTACACGCGCGGCTTGGCCCAGGCGATCGGAACCAGTGCCTGACCGGAACAGGCGCAACTGAGAAGATCATGAGCCGGGCCCGTGAGCGGTATGCCAAACAGATCGGCTTGGCCCTGTTCAACGACCCGAATCGGCGGTTGGCCGTGATAGATACGGACGATGCCGATGAGAAGAGCGACCCCGACCACCGTACTGAGGTCAGCCTGACATGCGCCGATGGTACCGCCGCAGTCTGGCGCGTAGATTTCCGGAGCCTGGATCTCGGTGAGGAGCGCGGGGCAGACAACTCAACAGAGGACGTTCGCGAGCTGCGTGAGAGCGGTGCGCCTATCTGGGCGATCTCCATCGATATCGACGTGATCGTCCGGACAACTGTGACGTAACGGAGGGATCCTCCGATGGCACAAGCGGAGACCAGTGGCCTATTCGAGGGATTGCTATGGGGCACGAGTAGTCCACCGACCACAGCAGCCGGGATTGTGGATGGTGGCGACATCTCAAGTGGCGGGGGCCTACGCATCCGCCAGGGCATCGGTGGCACGGAGCGTCGGAGTGCGGACTTGATTGAGTTTGCTGGGAATGCCTCGCTGTTCCTGACCAACACCAACCTCGCGCTCATCCAGGCCGCTCAGCGTGCTAATTATCCGCGCGGTGCGCTCACACCGCTCTACATCGAGGGCGGCGCGGACTCATGGAGTCTGGTCTACAGCGACGCCTATATCGCGACCCTGCAGATGGGCCTCGATGAGGGCGGCGCTGTCAAGTGCGACATCGACTGGAAGGCACTGAGCTGTGCGGATGGCGACGGTCTGACGCCTGCCGATGAGACTGCGGACGTGTTCGAGGACTACGAGTTCGTCTCCACGATCGATGGGACCGAGTATGGCATCCTGCAGTGGTCCATCAATCTCGACAACCACATCGCCTATCCAAAGGGAAACCAGGATTCCAAGACGGCTGGCACCTATCGCTACCCACAGTACCTCCTAGTTGGGATGGAGGACCTGACTGTCGAGGTGACATGTGGCAGACCTATCGCCAGGGCCGTGCTCGACCTATGGTCGGATGAGACCGAGGAGGATGTTGACATCGTCCTCGTCGGCAACAACGGCGTGAACACGCTGACGATCACCCTCGATGCGCTCAAGCCTAATCGCGCTGAGGGCTTTGGCCTCGTGGCTCCTGACGATCAGGCCAAGTGGACGTATGGCTTCCGCGGCAAGAGCTCGACCGGATCACTGACTATCGCCATCACGTAGGAGGCAGCATGTCGGAAGCACTGATCTTCGCGCAGCAGCCGGTAGCGGTGCGCTATCAAACGCCGAGAGGCGATGTGCGGGAGGTACAGCTTTGGCCGCTGACGCTTGGCGATCTGCAGCAGTTCCGGTTGTGGCAACGCGCCAACACCGAGGCGGACGAGATCCAGACGACCGTGGAGATGCTGCGCCTGTCGGCCAACTGGCTGCAGCCGGGCATCAGTGCGGCGGAGATCATGGCCCTGCCACTCGAGCTGCTCACTGGTCAGGAGCAGTTCGCTGAGACGCTGCGCGTGCTCGGTATCAAGCCGGTCGAGGGAGGCGGTCTGGGAAACGTACCGGAGGCCGCCGTGGCGGCCGTGGAACCCAGCGAGAGCTCAGAGACCTCGCCATCAGCATCATCAACCGAACTGGATGGTCTATCGACACAGTAGCGCGGCTAACGATGGAGCAGGCGCATGCTCTGGCTAACGGCTGGGCAGCGGAGGCGAAGCGGCAGGAGCTTGAGGCGAAGCGACGCGGGAGGAGGCGCTGATGCCAGACCGTGACGTCAGCCTACGCATTGACATTGACGACGCCGCAACGGCTTCTCTGGCTGCTATCGGCGCAGCCGTCAAGCAGCTGATAGGCCACCTCGACAATCTGGGCTCTGCCATCAGCCAGGTGGAGAAACGCCTGAGTAGCCTGCATGCACCAAGGGATCTCGGCGCCGGCTTGGGCGGAGAGGGCCCAGTGACCAAGCAGGGGGGCGTTGGGCTTACCGGCATCATGTCCCTCGCCCGCGGTGTGACAGGGCACATAGGCCGTATCGCTACTCTCGTGGGTGGCCCACTCTCATCGGCATTCGGCGCCGTCTCGCGGATGATCGGTAGCGCGCTCAACGCAGTCCTCTCGTTTACGTCTGCACTCGGCAAGATGGCAGCCACTGCGGCCGGGGTCGGTGCGGCTGCGTTTGGCTATCTCGGCCTGAAGGCCGTAACCGCCGCAGCTAACATCGAGACCATGTACCAGAAGCTGTTGACGGCGCTCAAGACGCCTGCAGCAGCACAAGGGATGCTCGACTGGGCGCGCAGGTTCGCGGACGTCACACCATTCCAGACTGATGAGGTCATCGAGGCGACGACGCGGCTAGAGAACTATGGGCTGTCGGCCAGACAGTGGCTGCCGATGGTTGGCAACATGGCGGCGAGCATGGGCAAGTCGGTGGTCGACGGCGTCGAGGCCATCGCGGATGCCATCTCTGGCGGCGGTCTCGAACGACTCAAGGAGTTCGGGATCTCATCGATGATGCTACTCCAAGCCGGGGCACAGTCCTCTGCCGGTGGCGTGTCATACGGGAGCGAACGAGCCATTGAGGCGTTGAAGGGCGCGCTGGCCAGCATCATGTCCTCGCGGTTCGGCGGCGCCATGGAGCGCATGGCGACGACACTGGCTGGCAAGTGGTCGACCTTCGTTGGCGCGCTGCAGAACCTAGCGACCGTCGTCGGCAACGCGCTCATGCCACTCCTCAAGCCGCTATTGGACGGACTCACCCGATTCGCGGACACGCTCCGCGGCGCGCTGGCGCCGTACCTTGAGGCGCTGGCGCCACTGATGCAGGCGTTCGGCGAAGGGTTCAAGAGCGTGACCGACGCGTTCACTGGCGCCGATGAGGCGCAGCAGGGGCTGACCAAGAGCCGGCTGGCCGTATGGGTGGACGGGCTCAAGGGCAAGTTCCAGGCATTCGGTGCTCAGATGGCGCAGGTGCTGCCGTGGCTGCTGGATCGGCTCCCTGTCTGGATCGAGAAGTTCTTCGCATGGGTGCCGACCATCATGGACAAGCTGATGTGGTTCGCGAACCAGGCGCAGATCATCTTCACGTGGTTGGGCGATATGGCCATGCGCTTCAGTGGGCCGATGGTAACAGGCATCCTGAACGCGTTCATCGGGGCCGCCAACGGCGTCGTCTGGTTCATCGGACAGCTTCAGACCTCGGGGTCCTCGATCAACAACTTCATGACTGGGCTGGTCAACGGCATCTGGGGCATCGTGCAGACGATCGGCGCCGCCATCCAGACCGTGATGGCGCAGTTGGCCGACCCAAACTCGCTGCTCTCAAGTCAGCTCAACTCGTTGACCAAGGGCATCCAGGACTTCGCGAACGCGCTCAACCAACTGCTCACACAGGTCCTCACTCCACAGAACGTCGGAATTGCTATGGCACTGCTGCAGAAGATGCTCAAGCTGGGCACGGCCGTGATGAACGTAGTCGGCCCGGCCGTCGACACGTTCCAGTCGCTGCCTGGCGTCATGCCGGGTGAGCTGCGGGACCTCAAGAAGAAGGTCGAGGGCGGCGGCGGATCGCCGGCCGAGCGGCAAGCGTGGAACAGCATCGACCGCCAAATGACCGGCGGGCGGCATCAGGTCGACCTCCATATCAAGCCCTCGGCCGAGTTCGGTGCGGCAGTCACGCGCGACCAGCGCAAAGCCTGGCAGCGCGCGGGCCTGATCCCAGACTACTGAGAGGTGGCCCGTGGCCTACGCGCAGACCAATGTCGACGCCCCAGGCACATTCTCAGGATCATTCATCATCTACGCGCTGGACGAGACATGGGTGCCAGCCTGGGTCCCCGCAGACGAGCTCTATGGCTCGGTCTCTGGCACGATAGCCGGGCCAGGCGGCACCGTTGGTATTCGCGTCGAGCGCCACGCCGTCAACCCCTACGATCCGCCGCACACATTCCCCGACTACGAGGTGCGCATCTACGGGACCGCCAATGCTGGGACGCTCCCACCGCCAGAGTCGTACCGAGTGGCTGGAACCTGGAAATGGACGGGCGGCATGCCGCCACCTCAGAGCAATGTGCAGTGGGAGTACTCGGGCGACACAGACACCAGCGAGGCGTGCGAGGGCTCCTGCGAGACCCTGCACCTCTACAAGCAACGCATCGCGGTCGACCCACTGCCCGGAGAGCTCAGCTACGTCTGCCATCCCCTGCAGCTCGAGATGCACTACGCATGGGGCAACGTCGACGGCTACACCGACGCCTGTGGCAGCTCCATCGAGACCGACAGCGTCAGCTCCAAGACGATGACGCCGAGTGACGGGACCCGGAGCCTGCCGTCACTGGTGATCGGCCTGGGGATACAGCCAACCCTGTCGGGGGTCTCGGGTGTCGTGGCCAAGTGGGAGGACCTGACGTACCTCGGCTACTCCGTTGACCTGAGCGGCTACAGCTATGAGGGCAACGGCGTGACAGCAGAGGGCTCGGGCGACACCCTCACGCTGACCGTGGTGGACGCCACCGAGATCCCGAGCGGAGGCGCGGGTGTCTCGCTGACCATCTATGCGCCGGTGATCGTCGACTTTGATCTCCGTGGCTTCGACTGGGATAGAGAGTACTCTGGTAGTGGCAGCTACTACTCGGGCGACACAGGTTACGCCGGCGCCGGGATGATGTTCCAGGTCCCGCGGAACTACCCTGACCCACTCTCTGGGGACATGTATGACGAGGTGAACTCGCCGTTCGTCGAACGGCGCATCTACTGGGCCTACTCATGGGACACCACGTATGAGCGCCTCTGGGAAGTGGCCCCGACGATGCTGGCAGCATGGGCAACAGCGAACGATGAGAACCCGAGCCCCAGTGATCTGCCATGCACCATCGAGGAGCGCGGCCTCGACCATACGCTGAGTGAGGGCGAGGACTGGGCCGACTGGCAGTGGGAGGGCTTCCAGGTCGGCCGGTCGGCATCGCTCAACGTGCAGAAGCCATCGGACGCAACTAGCCTGCCAAGTGCTTGGACAACCTCGACACCTGGTATGGCAGTCAGCCAGGATGGCGAGATCACTACGGTCGACATCAGTTCTTCAGTCGAGAATGGCTCCATCAGCCGTACATTCAAGACTGCGCCGACTGCAGGCAGTGACGCCGATTACTATGAATGGCTGGTCGGTGATGGGCTGGACACATATGGCCTCCCGGCCGTCTATCGTTATCTGTTGCACTTGCAAACATGCGACATCTGGAACTGGTGCCAGTACCCGATCCTCGCCATCGGATATGACTCTGACAAGGCCGTCACGCTGACACTGCGGGTGCTCTACTCTGACCTGACCATCATCGACACACGCGTCACTGGATCTACGCGGACCGAGGACTACATCGCCGGTGGCGTGCAACGCACATCCGGGCAGGTGCTCGAATACGACGTGGAGTTTGGCGCAGGGGCAGGGACTGTCTATGTGGATCTGGCCTGGGCGCAGGATATCAAACTCCAGCACGTCGACGGTATCGAGTTCACTGGCTTCGACGGCGACGGCGATTGGCAGTGGAAGCTCACAAGCCTGAAACTCGTGGCTACGACGCCGGACGGAACCGGGTCTGGCAAGACGACGGCCACTGTCACATTCCCTCGGCCGAGCGGTGGACTCCCAATCTGCTACATCGCGTTCCGTACCACGGCCGATGGGCAGCGTTGCTGCAACCCACCTGATGAAGCCGTGACTCTGTGCGACGAAGAGGGGCTGGACTTCTGCGATCGGCTCACCGGAGTATCCTCTGGTGTCATCCTAGACCGCATGGTCGAGCTATCGAGCTGGTTCATTACCCTCGCTCGCCAGGAGGGCATGCTCGTTGACACGGTCACTGACCCCACCAGCGATGACTACTCCGGCTTCGCATGCGATCCAAGCCACGCGACCTATCAGGCGGCCTTCTGGGATGCCGATGAGAATGACATGCTCAGTGGGACACTCTACACAGGTGACGTTTGCGAGACATTCGATCTGGAGGTCGCCAGTGACGGCACCGAGACTGTCGTGCCGGTCAAGCCGCGTGTTGGCTGCGTGTATCTGGCCGCAGGTGTGCCTATTCCCTGCGTGGTCAGGAAGCACGTGCGCGGCAACACGCATGGATGTGTTCGCGATGGGACCGGTCGAGTGGCTGACATCTCGGTCTACTCATTCGAGCGCAATCCGGCCAATGGCACCATCGTCGCGCTACAGACTGATACTACCGATGCATGGGGTAGATGGAGCCGCAAAGGACTGGGAGGCGGCCGCGAGCAGTGGCGCATCGCTGCGACTACGACGGACAGCTCGGCCGGCATCACGAGCTGGCTGAAGGTCTACAACGAGCTGCGGCAGTGGGTCGGCAGCTTCGATGAGAGCCTATGGTACCCGAACCTCGACATCGACGGCGGTGGCGTGGCATGGATTGCCGCGACCGACGGCGACACGATAGTGCATGTGGGCTACCTCGACCCGAAGGCCACTGAGACGGTCTGGGTCGAGAAGCCATTCGGCGGCGCCCGCGGCTACGCATGGCCGTCGATTGCCTGCCTTGATGACGGCGGGGTGTTGGTTGCGGCGACGCACAACGAGGGCACCGTCTTGGCGCGCTCGCGCGACCGCGGTGCCACCTGGAGCACGATCACCATGGGGATCGGGAGCGGCTATCAGTATGGCGACATCTGCTACCGGCATGGGATCACCTATGTCTGCGGCTGGCAGAACGACGCGATCAGGTTCCAGGCGTCCGGGGCTGAGGCGCTGACTGGAGAGGACCTGATAGTTGGCACTGATGAGCTGACCGTCTGTACTGCTGTGGTCAACTCTGGAGACGAGATCCCGCGCTCCTCCATCGTGACCGCCGACGACCGCGGCGTCGTGGTGGCGGTTTCACAGGATGGAGTGCTCACGTACTACCGCTGCAGGTCCTACGGCTCCGGGTTCGTGGAGGTGACATCCGCATAATGGCCCTAGTCAGTACTAGCGCAGCGCTCGGAGTACAACCACCGAACGCAGATGGAATGATCACCAAGTTCGGGGCCAGCCTCGACTGGCGCTTCGACCCGGAGTCATCCGAGGGCATCTGGGAGGGCATGGGTATCGAGTACATCCCGCCTCTGCGCGCGCTTGCGCCCAAGGGCGACACATCGCCGCGTGACATGACGTGCTCGGTATCCGACCCATGGCGGCTCGTAAACCAGAGCGGGCACCCGACGGTGCTCTATGCCGAGTGCACCGATGGCGATGTCCATGCGCTCGAGGCCACCGCCAAACACACGCTCACCATCGACATGCCAAGGGGTAGCTACCCCAACTTCGCGCTTAACCTCGTGCGTTCAGCTCCACCACCAGGGCAGGCCGTACCAGTCTACGTCGCCGTCACGATGTCTGCTGAGAGCTATGACGCGGACTCTGATACGTGGGTGGCCGGGGACCTGAACCTGGTGCTTCCGCTCGAGAACGAGGACTATGGACTCCGAGAGCCGTTCGTTCATCTTATTGCGCCGGCGACACCTGGGTACGGCTACCTGACCGACGGCGAGATCCTCTCGCGCGGCCGGACCTCATCGGCCATGCAGCAGGGCGTGAGCCGGGAGACGTGGATCTTCGAGTATGCCACGAACGACGCCTACGATCAGGACGACACCCTGCTTGCGCAGCCCGACGGCGGACACCTGTTGATCCGCAACGACAACAGCGACGACTACTGGCACGTGCGGAGCCGTACGCTCAGGCTGGTGCAGGGCGCAGATGTCACTGTCACCGTCTGCGGCGCCATCGTTGCTCTGAACCTGACGCCACTGCGCTACGGCGACGCGACCGCATGGCCCGTGCGGTACCATCCGCTGGTTAGATGCACCGACGGCCCTCCGGATTATAACGTGACCGTGGAGTGGAACACGGAGACGACGTGGGGGCATGTGTATCAGCCCGCAGTCGGGTGGACAGTGACGACCACACATCAGATCCCGTACGGCCTCAACAGACGGCCTCTGCTGACGTTCGAGCTCGACAAGGATGAATACGGCGACCCGACAGAGGAGGGCGCTAACTACTACCGTCCACTGGTCTGGTACTGCACCATGGACATTCCGGCCGTTATCGGCGAGGTGGACGGCACTCTAGACACGACCGAGGGCGACGGCGTCCTCACTGGCGCGTCATGGGAGATGGACGCGACCTACAGGGGCAGCCGTGGGCAAGCTCAGTTCAGGCGGTCGGACACGCCACTGTATCCAGCCTGGATCGTTAACAGCAAGGTATCGCTCTCGCTCGGATGGGATGGGCTCGCGAGCGCAGGTATCCGAGCGCAGACTGTGGCTACTGCCTACATTCCACCAGGTGGCATCGTCAGGGACGAGGATGCCAATGCTGATGCACTTCATGGCCTCACGGTGGAGTTTGCGACGTTCGATGCCGTGCGACTGGAACGGAAGGAGATCGAGACATTCCGCCAGGCAGGAGGTCGTACCGTGCTGGACTGGATGACGGCAGTCGCCAACCGAATCGGGTTCGGTGGCACCGTGAGTGTAGATCCAGGCATCGCGGACGCGATCATCCCGTTGGCTGAGCTGCCAAGCCAGCCCAACCTGGCGCCGCAAGACGGCGATGGGTGGCTCACCCACATCGACGAGGTAGCCCGGGCCTGCGGCATCCGCATCGGGTTCGATAAGGACGGCACTGGTGTTTTCTTCGCTGACACAGGCCCTGAGGAGTATGAGCACGGCGTTAGCACGATCGCGTTTACGCTCAGTCGGGCGACTGCCAGTGTCGAAGATGACATCTATCGCATCGAGCCTAGCAAGGTGATGGAGGACTTCAGAAACCGTCTTCTGATCATCTACGGTCCTTCACGCTACCGCCAGCGCTATGTCGCCATTGAGAGCGACGCCGAGCGCTTGGCTGGCGTTGCTGACGACTGGAACCGAGTGATGGTCGAGGACGATGCCGATTCGCCTGTCGAGGCCTTCATCAAGTTCATCCGCGACCACTACCGCATGCAGAAGTTCGTGGAGTGGGTCGGCCCACTCCGAACCGACCTGCGCCCCGATGCATTCGTGCAGATCAACGGCTATGACGATGCCCATGGCGATTGCATCCCAGATGGATCGGTCTGGCAGATCGTCCACGTACGGCACAGGGCACAACAAGAAGACGCCATAGGCGATGCCGAGACGACGGTCCGTGCCGTGATGGTCTACGACGGTGGCAGCACTACAGGCGGTATCGGGTACGGTGATGATTGATGACCGCGATCAGTCGACGGCATGTCGAATAGGAGACCTATGCAAACCCTGATCGCACAGATGAAAGCCATGCGGGCCACAGCAGGTTTACCGGAACGGTGTCGGCAGCGCAGACAGAGCCAGGCGCCTACCCCCAGTGCGGCGCAACCTCTGACACTCGCGGTTACATCGGCCGGTCCGCCGCACAGCTCGGTCAGGCATGTCCAGGAGCGCATAGCAGCCGGACTCAGACGGCTCGGATATGCGCCTCGCATCATAGCCAATGAGGCAGAGGCAGATCCCGGCGAGGTCGTTATCGGATGGTGTCCATGGGGGGAAGGGACTAGGACGCGCGCCGGAGCGATTGTGCGGATCGACCCGGTGGACTCATGGCGGCTCGCGGCTGACGAGATCCGGCGGAAGAACGCCGTGGCCCTGCTGCTCGGCCTCTCTACCGACTCGTGCCGGCTGCAGCTACTGCACGGCGTGAAGCGCATCAGGCCGCTACCGCTGAGCCATGACCCCGCGCTGCACACGGAGCGCTGGCGCGGGCACGCTCTGCCACACTCAGTTACGAGCAGTGCCGTCTGGCATCCGCGCACGCCGGCTTCGCAGCGCTGGGGCAGCCAGGAGGAATGGCGGAAGGCGGAGCGGTTCTGGTTCGTGCACTGCAGCGCGATGCAGCCGCGCAAGCGCGTGGCGGATCTCGTGCGGGCCTACTGCGAGGAGTTCTCCGCAGACGAGCCAGTCGGGCTGCTCATCAAGACGCAGTTGCACAACTGGGGCCGGGACATCGACGAACAGCTCCGCGAGTGGCTGGCGCCGTATGAGGGCATCCACGCGCCGGTGGTGTACTCGACCGCGACCGTGGCGGAGCAGAGCCTGGCGGCGCTCTACGGCGCGGCCGGGGCCTATGTGAGCGTGGCGGGCATGGAGGGCTGGGACCTGCCGTGTCTGGAGGCCATGGCGTGCGGCGCGCTCGTTGTGGCGACGGACTGCTCCGGACACCGGGACTTCCTGACCGAGGAGAACGCGCTGCTCATTCCCTGTGATGAGGAGCCGATGGGCGAGGCGGACATCCACCTGGCGCCGGAGATCGCCGAGAAGCTGCCGCTGGGCCGTCCGCGGCCGGGCACGATCCGCGAGGCGCTGCGGCGGTCCTACACCATGCGGGAGCCGTCGGAGCCCATGCGCGAGGCGATGGCTCGCACGGTGCGCTGGCACACGCCGGAGCTGACGGCAGCGACGGTCATCCGCGAGCTCGAGCTGGTGGGCGTGAGGTTGGCGCCGCCTACACCGACGCTCCGGACTGATGAGCCAGCAATCGTCGTATGTATCCCAGTCTACAACTACCGCGACCATCTGGAGCGCTGCCTACATGGCTTGGAGTGGGCGGCCGGCGTGCGGCTATGGGTGCTCATCCAGGATGATGGCAGTACAGATGGCACGGAGGCAATGATCGCCCGCACGCAATGGTCTGTGCGGATCGAGTATGAGCGCTGGTCCGCGAACAGAGGCTACCCGCATGCGCGAGCTCGACTGGTTGAACGGGCGCTCGAGACCGATGCAGAGTTCCTATGCTGGCTCGACGGGGACGTGCTCCCACCCGATGGCGACTGGCTCCTGACTCTCGCGAGCGTGCACATCGATGGCATCAGTGGCCCACGGATGCGTTACCCAGACGGCTCTATCTGGTGGGCGGGAGCAGACCTGGGACCTGAGTGCTCGATGAGGCATCGTGAGGCGGAGGGAGGAGGAGTCACCGTCTGCGATCATGTGCCAGGCGCATGCGAGTTCATGCGGCTGGAGCTGTTCCGCCGCGGACTGCGCATTGACACCGACTATCCTCGGAACACCTGGGAGGACATGGACCTCTGCAGTCAGGTTAGGTTCCGCCTCGGAGAGCACTGCTGGTACCGTCCAGAGGTCGAGATCGTCCACAACGGGTGGCACTATCGGACGGAACACAGCGGCGAGACAGAAGCGCAGCGGATCGCCAACTACAGAGCCGGCTGGCAACGGTACTACACCAAGTGGGCTGACGTCTGGGCGCGAACGCCAAGCTGGCAAGACGGTTTGACTCAGTAGAGACGATGACAATCAGAGCGGGACTGGTGACGATGGGCGATCCGACGTGGGGCGACATCATGCAGCTCGGGGTGATCGGGCCGATCGTGTGGCTCCTGTATCGGACGCTGCCGGTGCTGGCGAAGGTCGGTGAAGCCTTCATCCGGCTCGAAGACCGCATCGACTCCCATGAGCAGAAGCAGGCCGAACTGATGCGCCTGCATGAGGAGCGCTCGGCTGACCACCGGGCCGCACTGCAGCGCTGGATGGAGTACATGCTGCGGAAGCAGAACGGCAAGGACGCACCGGTACAGGGTCACTGAGGAGGCGGACGGCATGGGCATTCTCGGGGGCATCTTCGGAGGCAGGGCGCTCAAGGCGCTGCTGTCGCTTGGTACCGGAGAGATCGACGAGCATCTGACGGCTCACTATGCCAAGGAGCACAAGGGCCAAACGATGAGCCGTCGCGACGACATCGAGCACGTGTTGGAGTACGCGTGCCGGAAGCTCAAGAAGCTGGGGCTCTAGTGCCCTGGCCGGCGCCACTCTGGCCGTTCCTACTGCCGCTGATCTGGTTGGCGCCGTTGGTGGTGCTCGTTGATGGCATACGCAATGCCTAGTCGGCTGCCTAGTCGGCTCCTGATTCTCACACTGCTCGGGCTAGCCTGCGTCGCTGCTGCACAGACGCAGACGCAGCCTGACAAGCGTGTGTCTGCCCCGCGGCCCCTAGTCGCGGCGGACGTGTATCTACGGACCGAGGCTGGGCGCGAGATCGGACGCATTGCCGCCGCGACGCCGGAGACACCGATGTACACGCAGTGGTACGAGCACCGGGGGCCGGGCGGGCCGTTCGCACTGCACGCGCGGTGGCTCGGGCATGAGTTCTACCGCGTTGGGACGGCACGGCAGTGTCTGCTCGCATTCTTATGGTGGACCGACGCGTTGCGCGCTGGCGGCGAACTGCCGCAGTTGGGATGAGGTGCGATGGCACACATAGTGGCTGTACGGCGCGAGGCGGACGGGTCGGTCGTGCTGACCGTGCGCGAGGAGCGCGAGGTCGTAATCCAGCCGAAGGACGCTGTGAAGCCGAAGGCGGATCTACGGGCGCTCGCCAGGGCGGCGCACGCGGCCGACAAGCTCACTGAGGCCGAGGCGCTGGTGGCCGAGAAGAAGGGCAAGCCAGGCCGAGGCGATGGCGCTGGTTGAGGCTATGGCCGCCGAGCTCGCGAAGCAGAAGGGAGCCGAGCATGCCCACGATTGAGCTCCGCGACATCTCGCGCAACGAGACCGCGTGGGATGCCCACTTCATCGTTGATGGCCAGCATCGGCACCTGAAGTACCGCGATGCTGCACCATCCGCCGCCCGGGCGCTGACCGACCTCGAAGCCCTGCTCGAAGCCGAAGCCGACGAAATGGCTCTCCTCGAGCTCCTCGGACAGGAGGTGTGAACCCATGGCCAGCTACACATCAACGACCAGCGGGAACTGGTCGAGCCCGGCCACGTGGGGCGGTTCCGGCCCTCCTACCAATGGCGACAGCGTGACGATCGCCGCCTCTCATACCGTGGTCTACGATGCGACCATCAGCGGGACCGGGCTCGCTGGCCTGACGCTGAACGGGACACTGAGCTTCGCGCCGAGTACGCGTACCCACCTCAAGATGGCGGGCGCCATCGTGTTGGGAGAGGCAGGCGAGCTCCGGATCGGCACCGCCGCCAGCCCCATTCAGGCTCCCCCGGATGCGACTCCGGAGATGGCGACCCTGGCGCTTCAGGGCAACGAGATCACCTCGGCCAACGGCACGCTCTCGGTATATGGCGAATGCCGAGACGGCCGCGACGCGTTGGCCCAAGCCCAAGAGCCGGGCGACAGCACACTGACCCTCGTTCAGGGCATCTCCCTACGGGCCGGGGATGTGATCGCCGTCTCCCAGGCCGCGGCGGTCCGGCTGACGTCGAACATCACCTACACGGTCCAGAGCTACAACGCCGAGACGAAAGTGGTCACCCTGACCACGACTTTGGGGCGGGCCATAGCCCAAGGCTGCTCCGTCATTCTGCTGAGCCGGAACATCGCCATCCTGGGCAATGGCACATTGGCCAAAGGGGCGTTCAACGGGTTCGCCAATACGCCCACTCTCGCCGGGGCGCGCTTCTCCGATTTCGCGTATGGGGCATGCCCCGGCCGCACGGGGTGGACGTTCGAGTACTGCACCTTTGAGAACTGCGGATCCTACGGCGCCGGACGAAACGCGGTGCGGCCCACACTCAACTACTGCACGGCGCTCAACGGCTCGCTGGCTCAAGGCGTTGCCCCGCAGATCAGCCACAGCACCAGCCACAACTCCTCCAGCAACATGGGCGGGATCTTCTCGGCCGCATCCCAAGGCAAGGCGTACGCGGCGCGCGCCTACAACAGCAGCTATGGGATCCTCAACGATGCCGGGGGGCAATATGTGGATTGTGTCTTCGCCTATTGCTCCGACGGAGTGCAGTGCGCCAGTGGGACGACCTTCAGCGGATGCACGTTCACGGGGAACAGCCGCGACCTGCGGGCGCTGGTGGGCTACCAGGTGAGTGGATGCTCGCTCTACAACTGCTCGCTTGGGGCCGCCACCGAGTTCAGCGGCTACAACACCGCCGCGGTCAGCGGCCGGAATGTCTATTCCGAGAGCGTGAACCACGACCAGATCGACGGAGCCTTCAAGGCCTGGATGATCGGCGGCGTCGTGGCCTCGGTCTCCGATGTGAAGCGTCCCGGCCGGGAACGCAGCTATAAGCACACGCTGGAGAACGCCAGCCACCCGGTATTCTCGGTCTGGACGCACGTGGTCGAGCCGGGCCAGACGCTCACCCTCGCCGCCTGGGCCTACAAGACCACCAGCCTCGCCTATCTCCCTCGCGTCTGGATCATCGACCCGACCCGGAATCCCATCGCCGACCCCACGAACTGCACCCCGCTGGCCGAGGACATCATGGCTGACATCAATGGCGAGTGGGACGCGCTGGAGGTCTCGTGGACCAACACGGATGCCGGGCCGGTTGAGGTGTGGTTCCTGACGGTGGCCCAAGGGGCATCGGGCGACGTGTACTTCGACTTCGCCGAGGCCGAAGCGGCGGGCCCGAGCGGCCTGCCGGCCACCTCGTTGTTGGGAGGCGTTCTGCAATGCGCATAGCCGCCGGTGATGTGAGCCGGCATCTGTACTTCGTCGCCGTGGATGCGGCCGACCTGAAGACGCGCCGGACATCTCTGACCCATCCCGCCGTGTGGTACTCGCGCGACGGCGGCGCCAAGACCGTTCTGAGCAACCCCCTGCCCGAGCATCTGGCGGATGGGGTGTTCAAGCTCGCCCTCGATCAAGCCGGCATGGTGGCCGCGGCGGGCGACTGCTGCGAGCTGGTGCTGCACATCACCGCGGACGAGATGGCTCCCGTGACTCGGGTCGTGGAGATCGTCGCCCAGACCGAGAAGGACGCCTTCGACCGCCTGGGAGCGCCCGCGGGGGCGAGCCTCGCCGCAGACGTCGCCGCGGTGGAAGCCGTGGCCGATGCCATTCAGGCCAAAACGGCCAACCTGCCCACGCAGCCCGCGGCTGTGGGCTCCCGAATGGACCTGGTGGATGCCCCGAATAGCGTCGCCCTTGGGGCGATCGCCGATGCCGTGCTCGACGAAGAAGTCCAGTCGGCCGAGGCAGCGGGAACCAACTTGAGGGCGGCGGCCAAGGCGGCCTGGGCCCAGGGCTTCGGCCGATGGGTGCTCTCGGGGACCACGCTCACCCTATACGGCCCCGATGGCTCGACCCCCGTCCGCGCCTTCACGCTGAATGACGCTGAGAGCCCGACTGCGAGGACACCGGTATGAGGATCATGACCCAGGGGTATGGCGGAGCGATGATAGTGACGCAGGGGTACTCGTCGCATGTCTGGATTGCACCGGCCTACCCGCTCCGCGCAACGCGATCCGACTCGACGCTCCGCGCAACGCGATCCGACTCCAGGCTCACTGCGAGGCGATCCTGATGGCGACCACACGTATCGAGCGCTACCGAGGGGACTCGCACAGCGAGGTGTTCACGATTACCGACGCGGCCGGCGCCGCCGTGAACCTGACCAGCGCGAGCGCACGGTTCACCGTCAAACGCGAGGTCACCGACGCCCAGGCCGATGCCGTGCTCGCGCTGAGCAGCGGTGGCACTTCGCCGGCGATCATGCTGGGCGGGTCAGCCGGGACCGTGACGGTGGCGTTTGACCCGGACGACATGGAGGCGCTCGATCCGGGGCGCTACGTGTATGACCTCGAGGTCACGCTGAGCGACGGCACGGTCTATACCGTCGCCAAGGACGCGCTCGATCTCTTGGCTGACGTGAGCACGTAGGGGGGGGGGCAGCACAATGGCGCAGATGGTGGTTCGCGGGGTCAAGTTCTGGTACGACCGCGGCAGCTCTGGGTACGGGGCGTTCAGCTATCCATATGCCGCTCGGACGCAGGACAAGCCGGCGCTGCTGCAGGCCATCGAACGCTGGCTGGCGCTGATGGAGCAGGGCGGCATCGCCGTCCGGAACGTGGCGACGGCCGGAACGTATGTTGCCAAGGGGGGCATGCATGGCGAGGGCCTGGCCGTCGACATCGATGCCATCGAGCTGGCGGATGGCCGCAAGATGCTGACCCGTGATGAGTGGCAGAGGCCATCAGAGCTCTACATGCGGACATGGGCAGCACTGATGCTCTCATTCAATCAGGTGCTCAGCGGCTACTACAACACGGCGCACCGCGACCACTTCCATGTCGACCTCGGCGGGCACGGCATCATGGGCGGCAACACATCGGTCGGGCAGTTCATCCAGGTCGGGCTGCGTTGGTCTGGATATGACCCGGGCAGCGCAGACGGTGTGGTCGGCGCAGGCACGAAGTCGGCCTATGCCAAATGGTGGGCATGGGCCCGCGGCGCAGGACTCGTTGAGGCAGTGGCACCGCCATCAGCCAATGCCGGCATGGGCACCTCCTTAGCCAATGTCATCCTCTACGGCCGCCGACCATCGGACGGGAGCGCTCGTTCCGTATGCTACTGGGAGGGCGTCGGCCAGGTGCCATATGTGCTGGTCGGGGAGCAAGCATACGTTCCGCTGCGCCAGGTGGCCGAGGGGCTTGGGTTCGAGGTCGACGTGTCCGAGTACCCGCGGATCGGCGTGAGTCCGCCGACGTAGGGAGGTGACGCATGACGACTGTTCCTGATTGGGTCCTGATCTATGTGGTGCCCGTGGTGGCTGCCGCTCTGGTCTGGGTTGGTAAACGCTACCTCCCGCAGCCCATGCTGGAGCTCGTCCGCCAGGCTTTGGCAGCGATCATCAGCGAACTCGGGTCGCAGGGCAGATCAACCATCACGCCAGCCGAGCTCGCCGATCAGGCTATAGCGCGGGTCGAGGGCGTAACGGGCAAGCAGGCATCTACCAAGCTCGCCGACCGAGCGGTCATCGAGGCACGCAAACTTCTCTGAGTCCGCGGGACGAGAACTAGGCCCCGACCATGGTTCGAACCAGGTCTGATGAGGCCAGCCACTCGAGTACGTCGTTCGAACACGGGCCCTCGGCGAGTTCGCCGGGGGCTCCGCTGTTTGCGCGGCCGGGCGTGATCAGACGATGGTGCACCACCAGGGCGCCGTCCGCCGGGACGTCGATACGGCTGATGATCCGGCGCAGGAACCGCGTCCGGAGCACGTTGTCGGCGTCATACGCCTGTAACCCGTCCATGCCAAAGTCTAAAAAAAAGTTCGCCAGGGCTATTGCATTTCCAAGTTTGAACGTGTAGACTCGGGCTTGAAGGTGCAGAGTCAAAGGAGGACGGATGGCCATGAACGGGGTAGCGGTGACGGACCTGAAGGCCGAGATGGGCCGATGGGACATCACCCAGACGGAGTTGGCCGAGGAGCTGAAGGTCGGCCAGACGCGGGTCTCCTTCGTGCTCGCGGACGCCCTCACCGTCCGGCAGAACTGGATGGACGCCGTAGAGGCGATCGCCGCGCGGAAGCGCGAGCGCGCAGCGGTGGAGGCGGCGTGACCGTGGCCCAGGTCAAGCCAGCCGGCAGGCCCTTCGACGGGGCTCAGGACGGCGCTCCCGGGAAGGTCCGGCCCGTCGAGGTCGTGCTGGTGGCCGACGGTGGGACGCTGACGCTCGAGGAGGCGTTCCCTCCGCACGAGCTGGCGCGGCTGATGCCGAGGGTACGGGAGCGGATGGGGCGGGGGCCCGGGGTCAGGGATCAGGGATCAGCAATCAGCACCTGACAGGAGTCAGCCATGTGGGAGTTCGCGCTGGGTTGCCTCACCGGGTTCGTGATCGGCGTGATCGTTGCCGTGGCCATCTGGGTCTCGAAGGAGCCACTGCCGTGGGACGTCTGAGCGCGGCCGAGGCCCTGCTGTGGATCGCCAAGCACCAGGCGCAGCTCGTGGAGCGGCGGACCGGGTGGCCGAGGGAGACGTGGTACCAGGTCGTTCTCCCGAGCGGGCTGGCCTCACAGGGCCGGACGCCAACAGAGGCGGTCAACGCGATGGCGACCCACCTGCGAGCGCAGGACGCGGCCACTGGTACGCGCTGGTTCGGAGCGATGATCAAGTAGATCCACTAGAGCCACCGGCAGGGACGCCGGTGCCACAGGAGACGGAAGCGAGGTGAGACAGATGGGGAGCTTGAGGCGAGGACGGCCTGTGCCGCCGGAGACGGTCGAGGCGGAGTGTCTGGCGGTGGTGCATGCGAGCGCTCTCGCTGAGGACGGGCGGCTGGGCCAGATCCGAGAGCTCTGCGCCGAGATAGAGCGGCGGGAGGAGCAGATCGCACGGCTGACGCGGGAGAGGGACCGGCTGCAGCAGCAGATGTACGCGCTGCAGGAGGAAGCGGCGCGGCTGAACACGGTCCACACGAACGTGGCCCGGGAGGGCCTGATGGAGCTGGAGAACGGGAACGGCCGCAGTCTGAGGGCACAGACCGCGGCCGCGTAAGGCGATCAATACGTGGACGCCCCAATGGTAGCACGGGGCAGGACGGAGCGCAACATGCGAACGGAACGAGAGCTGATCGAGCACATCACGGAAAAGGCCACAGACCAATGGGCGATGAGCGAGCTGCGGCTGCAGCTCAAGCCGATCGCCAAACTCCTCGTGACACAGACCCTCCACGCCCGCCGGAACGGCAACGCGCAGTCGCAGCCCAACACCGCCCCACTACTGAGCCGCATGGCTCAGATCATCGCGGACGTGTTCTGCGACGAGGGCGTGCACGAGTGCTGGCGGTGCGGCACTGTCGGGATCGAGGACGAGATGCACGACCACAGCGATGCCTACCGCGACCAATGGATCTGCGACGACTGCCTGCAGACGCCGGCCGACGACCCGGACCGGGCGTACGACTCGATGGTTGACCGCGAATGTGAGCTCACAGGGAGCGTGAGGTAGCATGCCGATCCTGACCCTACATGCCCTGCGGGGCATTCACCCAATGAGCGCGGTGTGTGACGACGAGAGCGCCGAGTTCCGGCCCGGCAACTGGTACGACACGCTGACCGGCAAGGGTTCTGAGACGATCACTGTGCAACTGCTCGGCGACCGAGAGACGCGCGAGATGGTTCGCCGCTCCGACTACCCGACGCAGCTCTACCCCGAGCTGGAGGTCATTGAGCCCGAGACGACGGCGTGCCAGAGCAGCAATGGCCGGTTCAGCACTCAGGGCATCTACGCCGGCCGCGCGTGCGACACGTGCCCCCACGCGATGCGGCGCTGCCGCCTGATGGCCAACGCCATCGTCAGGAACGCCGCCACCGACGACGAGAAGCCGCGCGAGCTGATCTTCCGCGGAGGGAGCCTGCCAGCCTGGACCGAGGTCCAGCTCGAGAGCAAGAACGACGAGGTAGCGGCGACCTGGGATGTGGTGTTCACGCTGCGGGGCCGTATCGTGAAGGCTGGCCCCGGGAAAGCCTTCATCGCCCAGGTGATCGAGAGCCGGCCGGCGACGGCCGACGAGAAGGCCGCGGCAGAGAAGTTGGCTCGGAAGACCGTGGGCACACTCCTCCGACTCATCGAGCAGGGCGGAACCACGCCCGCGCTCGAGCCGGAGGCTGAGGTCCCAGCGCTGCCGCCCGTGGAGACCGAGGCAGCGCCCGCTGTGGCCGCGACTGCTAGAGGCAACGGCAAAGGGCGTGTTGCCCGATGACACGCCGCTGCGGCTACAGCATCGGCGGGTTGGTCCCGTGCAGGGCTTACCCCCTGCACGGGGGCACCCGCTGCAAGCACCACACGTTCACTCGGCTGCAGAGTCAGCTCCTGGCGATCCGGCCGAGTGCAGCCGACACACTCGAATGCTGCCCCTACCGCTTCTACCGCGAGTACATCGTGCGGGACGCGCACAGCACGAGCCGGGCGGCAGTCACTGGGACCGTATACCACGCAATCGCAAGCATGGCGCTCAAGCACCGCAGAGCGATGGGCGCACGGCCATCGCAGGCACTGCTGAGCCGGTGGCTCGGGCACGAGCAGTTCGGCACGCTGACGGCCACGGAGGCACGCGAGCTCCTGCCCATGATCGGCAACTACCACGAGCCAGAGGACATGCAGGAGATCATCGCTATCGAGCCGACGATGACCAGTGGCGACGCCGCTGAGCCGGCTCCAGAGTGGATGCCGGTGCGGCTCTGGGACGGCTTCGAGGTATGGGGCACGCCAGACCTGATCTATCTGGATACCCTGAATACGCTCGTCATCCACGACTGGAAGACCGGATGGAAACCCGAGGACCCTTCCGGGTGGGCGCCGATCGTGTACGCCGCGCTTCTGGCCAATCACTGCCGCGCTCTGACCGGCGAGGAGATGCGCTGGCCGGTGCGCGTGCAGTGGCACTACGTGCGCTTCGGGTGGGATGGTATTCGGTCGCAGCTCATCTACCCGGAGGACGTTGACAACGCACTCGCACGGCTCGAGGGGCTCGTGAAGCAGGCGCGGCGGATGATGGAAGACCCCACTGGGCGTCTGTTCCGCGGGGCGGCGCAGACCAACGAGTACTGTGGATACTGCCCGGTGATGGATGAGTGTCCGTTGGAGGCGGAATGCGACTCGAAGACCCTCGCCGAGCAGTACATCTGGCATGTAGCCAAGGAGCGCGCAGCAGCTGACAGGGCCGCGCGGATCCGCGAGCAGCTCGTGCGGCTCATCGCCGAGGACGCGGACCGCGACGCCGAGGCGCCGTTCATCGTGAGTGAGCGGACGACCTACCGAGGCCAGTCGCTCGGCAAAACGCGGCGCCTGCAGGAGCTCATCGATGTGGTCAGGAGACATGGCGGAAGCATCGAGGACTGCCTCTCTGTGGTGGCGCCGAAGGACGAGGCGCTGCGCCAGGCGCTGGCGGAAGCCGGTTTCCTGAAGCGGACAGTCGAGCTGGACGTGCGGCGGCGGCGGACGCCGTTCGAGGAAGCCGGCGTCGCGGAGCCGCGTCCGAGTGCGGAGGTGGCGGCATGAGCAGCACCCACCAGATCGACCGGCACGGGTCGGACGAGGAGGAGCGCGCCACGCAGCACGCGCTGCGGCTGTGCGCGACACTCCTGGACTCCGACGCCAGCGCGTGGCTGGAGACTGCCCTCGAGAACGTCGCGCTGATGGCTGAAGATGGCGACCGGTGGCGATCTCTGCGAGCCAGTACACAGGCCGAGACGCTCATCTGCCTGGCTGCGCGGATGAGCTATCACGTGAACAGGATCAGGAAGTGCGCGAAGACCGCATTCCTCGCCGAGTCAAGTGGCCAGCACGTCAGGCCGGCCTGCGCCAACAAGGCACTGACCAACACGCTGCGCGACCTGGCGAACTACGCGCTCATCGCGCAGGTGGAAGCGGGGCGGTCGGCGTGACCTGCCCTCAGTGCAAGACCGACACGGCGACCATCGTCAGCCAGAGCGGCCAGGGCCGGAACAGGATCCGGCGGTACCAGTGCGAGACGTGCCGGCTGGTCTTCGAGCGGACGGCGCGTGAGGTCTCGCCCGTTCACGCGTTCCGCGAGGCGCTGCGTGATCGGGGGCTGATCCGGTGAACTACCTCCACCCCACGCACGGCGAGGTGTTCGTGGCCCGCGGGCTCGCCGGCCTCTACATCACCGCCTACCGCGTGCCGAGCGGGGCAGTCCGGCGGCTGAAGTCTCCGATGATGCCGGCGACTCCCGACCCTGAGATCGCGCAGGCGAACCTCGACCGGTGGGCGACCGCCGCGAAGCTGGGGAGGATGTAATGGCGAGCCGGTCCCCGACCATCATCCAATACCCGGGATCGAAGGCGAAAATCGCCACGCGCATCCTGCGCGAGTGCGCACCGCCGGCGGAGCCAACGACACTGGTCGATGCGATGTGCGGATCAGCAGCCTGGGGGCTGGTGGCTCACGCCGCATACCCCAGGGCGCGGCTCTGGCTGAACGACATCAGCGCCGACCTGGTGCGCGTGCTGGTGGCGATCCGGGACCATCCGGAGCGGCTGGCACGGCAGCTTGAGCTGACGCCCTACAGCCGGTGGCTGTGGAGGCAACTGCGGTCGCGCAGCAGGGACGGCAAGAGGGCCGGCAGGGATGCCGGCGATGTCGATCTTGCCTGCGCTGACGTGTTGGACTGGCTGATTTTGAATCTGCAGTCAGTCGGCGGTACCTCGAGCACGGTGCTCCCGAGCACGGGGTGGAGCAGGGACTTGTTAGGCAAGAATTTCCGGCAGTGGCACCGGCTCCCGAACCTGCTCCGAGCGATGTCGCGCGAGCTATGCGCGAACACGGTGATCGAGTGCCTCGACTTCGAGGACCTGCTGTTCGGTGGGAAGGGCCAGCGGTTCGGCGTCGACTCGCCGACGACGTGGGTCTACGTCGACCCGCCGTATCCCGGCCGCGAGCACTACTACGGCCAGGCCGGCGGGGTGGAGTTCCACCAGCGGCTGGCGTCGGTGCTGAGCCGGTGCCAGAGCTGGGTCACGGTGAGCTACGCCGACACGCCGGAGTACCGGGCGACGGTGGCGCCGCTCTACCGCGACTGGCACCGGGTCGAGTTCACGGCTGTGCAGTACATGAGCGTCAGGGGCAAAGGCATCAGCAAGAGCACGCGGGTCGAGGTGCTGCTGTGCAACTACGCGCCTGGGCAGGGCGCGCTGGCGATGGAGGCGAGCTGATGGCCGCTGAGGCGATCATGCTTCCGGTGGCAGACGTGGTCTATCGGGACGACCTGTACCCACGACTGAAGACTGACCCGGCGACGGTGCAGAAGTACGCGGCGAACATCGAAGTGCTGCCAGCCATCGAGGTCAACCAGCACCATGAGCTGATTGACGGCTGGCACCGCTGGACTGCGCACCGCAAGGCTGGCGCTGAGATGATCCCAGCCACCGTGACTGAGACGCGGAGCGACGTGGAACTGTTGGCGCTGGCGTGTCAGCGGAACGCGGCGCACGGGATACAGCTTGCGGAAGATGACAAGCGCCGCATGGCGATCCGGCTGTTCGCGTCGGGCACCGGGCTGGCGGAGCAAGAGATCGAACGCGTGCTCAGCGTGAGCCGGCGCACCGTGAGCGAGTATCTGCGAGCCGACAAGGAGCAGCTCAGAGCCGAACGCGACGCCAAGATACGCGCCCTCTGGCTGGCCTGCCATACGTTGAACGAGATCAGCGAAGCGGTCGGCGTTCCTCTGCAGACGGTCCATGACCTGACGGCGACTTTTCCGAAAACGGAAGCC